CATGATAAATCTAGTTTTCTCGGTCACTTGTTATCATCATGGATATTACTAACCCTGCGCGGAAGACGCACACGTACGTCTTCCAAAACTCGTTCTAGTTCGTCAACCTTCTCAGGACGAAGAATTTGGCGTTGTTCTTCATAATCGACTTTATTAACAGCCATCGATACTGCACCGAGAGCTCTTTCTAGTTTTAAGAGAGACTCGGGAACAGAAAAAATAATATCGCCAGCGACAGCGTAAAAATGATCTTTTTGAGGAGATGCATTAATCAGATCAAGAACTCTAACTATATAACTTTTAAGTTCATCGCAACGCAAACGAGCGTCAGATAACTCTTCTTGAATATATATAGTTGGACTGGCTACACGAGGTGTGTTCATTTTGATCCTCGAGCTTGACGCAAGTCTGGTGTGCGCAAAAAGTGTAGGGCCATACTGTTAGACATCATCTAACAGTATGGCCCTACAAAAAATTGACGCAGTGTTATTAGCCGCCGAACTGACCAGGGTAGGCTTTTTCAAGCGCCTTGCGCATTTGGTCACCCTCAGCAGCATACAAGGCTTCCAAAAACTCAGGGGTATCCCCGTGTTGTTTCACAGCCTCAAGTCGATCAGCCAAACGGCCACTAAACATCCAGTTAGAAGGGAAGCCAGGGTCGATGCGACGAGCCATACGAATCTTAGGAGAGAGCGTGGTATCAATCTTAACTGGCTGAGATTTGTTAACTGGAGCGCCTGAAGTTTTATTCCTGATACTACTAGTATCTTTAACTTCAATGCCATCAGAAGAAGACGTTCTCGTAGTACGAACCTGTCCTACAACTTCACCATCTTCTTCTTGAGCGGCCTGAACATTCCTATTAAGGTTGCCGACATTGGTCGTAACTCGAACGCCTTCACGTTCAATCACCTTGTTTTCAAATAGCTCAGGTTGACCGAGACCACGGTTTTCTATATCATGGGTCATGCCGCTAGACTTATCTATATCAACTTTAATTTTGGCTGGAGAACGAACTCTCCCGATAGTGACGGCATCTTGATTTTCTTGAATGCCACCTTCAACCCGCATTCCGGCACGACGGTTATTCTCCGACTTTATAACCTGAGGAGTAGCTCTCGAGTTCTTGGAAGAATCTCGACGATCAGAAACGTTAAGAACTGTTTCTTCATCCAAAGAGTCGGTGTCTAACTGAGTGGGTCCGCTACGTTGAACTCGAGACATGTCCTTATTAACAGTTTGGGCCTTAGCAATATTTCTATTAAGCTGAACTGTAGAAACATGCTCAGAGCCGACATTATCCTGATCTGTGGTAACCCACCCATTCCTAATTGCGCCGCGAAGTTGGGGAGTATGGATTTCCGATCCGGCATACTTCAGTAGTTGCCCGTCATACTCAAACTCATCACCCTCTTGTATGTCAATCGGAATTGACTTCGGATCAGCCGCACCGACCCTAATTTTCATCAGAGCGTAAAACTTTTTGTAACTACCACGCTGCCATTTAATTGTTGCAATATCATTCATGCGGTCGAACTCCTGGTTAAATTAACCAATACCAAAGAGTGGAGCGCATCGTTATAAAAAGATTAATTATTATCGTTTAGACGCGTAGGAAATTTTGTTAAGTATTTCAATATGATCAATACCTAAAGGAGTATCTATAGTGTAAGAGGACATAACAGATTGTCGTATTTCATCTGACGCAGGTCCGATATATTTCGGATCATTCGTTTCCATGTATAAACGTGTATGATACCCGCCTGGCCATACGGAACACAGAGATTTGAAGTACTCAAAGTCCGCGTCGGTAGGAGGGTCAAAATGTTCTAAATTAGATTCTTTAGAACGAAATCGAGTCAGTAACTTTCGTAACACTCTCTAATGAGAGACAAGAGAGTCATCAGTTTTGACTTCTTTACTTTTGACTCTATTGATCGTAATCGCATTGATTTTGCGTCGTAACGAGTTAAGAACACGGTTGCGATTGATCGGGATTTGATCCCCACGCACCAGCATCTTCATCACAATGAGTTCGCCTTCAGTAAGTTCCACGTTACAACGGTCCATGTTAATTTTCACCTCCCATAATGCGAACAGCAGGCACATATGGCTTACCATCAGGCCCCTTCATATGTTCTGAAACCCAAAAAATTTTAACAGCCAACCATTCATCTGACCTACGCAATGGGATGTGTCGTGAATGCAAAAGTTTTTGAACTTCCTCAGATGGTTGGCAAGTGTCGAAAATAGTATAACCGCGTTTAGTTAAGGTTTTTAACTTTTTAGGGTCAATCGGTAGCTTTCCACGTTGAACTTTGCAACGTTCGTGACCACGCACATCAAAACGATAGCTATACTCGATTGAATACTGTGCAAGTCTACGAATAGTTCGATACATGGATGAGTGAATCGTTTTTGATTTAAGCTTAATCGTATAATATGGTTGCGGAATCGGTCTTTTAACGATGAAACTCTTTGATAGTTTGCGATATTTAATACGAGTTGATTCAGTCGGTTCCTCTTCCAGAACAAATGTTCTGTAATTGTTAACTAAATCAACAAGCGAAATAACCATTGCCTGAGCATGTGGGATCCAAAAATCAGATCTCCAGAACCCATCATTATACCAACAATCAAGAAGTATGTGATTGATCGGTCTGTCTTTCCTTTCTATACGAAAGACACCGGCAGCCAAAGAAGGGGTTACAAGAATTCCGTACAATAAGGCATTGTCTCCTTCAATATCATATGGAATACCTGTGCCGAAAGAAAAATAGATGTCAGAAAACGGAACGCGTTCAGGGTACGGTACGCCATCAACAGGTTTACTAGGAGTGCTGCTTCCATAGCGTTCGAAAGCACGTTGAACGTACGCAAACTCAGATTTAGGGATGTCAATGATTCGAGCATTTCGAAAATGAGCCCAACCACGACGATATACCTCAGATATCACATCATTGTATTCAGCTTCTGCAACGGTAAGTTTTTCAGATACATCGTCAATACGAGATTCAGCTTCGTTCAATCCGACAAGTGACTCTTCTAGTTGCTGCAGTTTATCATATCGTGAGTTGACATCATTGAGTATCGATGCCTTTTCTTTATTACTATGTCCATCAAGTGTGTCCAAAATTTTGGATCTAGCATGAAGAAAATTTTGATCAACTGTCTGCGTCTTGACACCGATAGTTTCTAAGAGATTCGGAATATCGGAAGTAAAGATTTCTTGAGGTTTTTCAATCAAGTTAAGCTTTTTAGCCTCAGATGGAGAGGAAATTAACCCTAGCTCCGAGATCTGCTTTTGAATCATATTTCGCAGATTAGCTATTTCAGCCTTTCTAGAAACTTTCGAATTGTTTCGAGATGCATTAGCGGTATGATACAAACTTTGCATCACAGAGAGATAATTAGCGACAGAATCTGGTGTACTCATAAATATATATATGTGATCTGATTAGTTAGATTCTTTCCGGTGACCTTCAGTCAGTTCTGCGATTACTTGTTCTGGCGTGAGTTCACCCGGCTTAATCATCCCGATAATCCACGTACCTACTAGTTCATTTTTCGTGAATGCAATCATTCCACGTTTACCATCTTTACGGAAACGATGCACAGACCAAGTGAAACCGCAGGCTTCAACTACGAAAGCTAAATCCTCGTCAAACTTGGCACCGATAATCATATAGTGTTACCCACACCATAATTTACACTCGTCGCAGTTATATTTTCGAATAATACTTTTCACGAATACATGATATCGGCAATATCTGCCATACACTCAAGGTGTGCGCAATCAGCACCAGGTATCTCACGAGCGAACCTGCGCATTAACTCAGCGGTCCCATATCTTATAACTTGATATTGAAATTTTCGAATAGAAGCACCGGGAATTTCACGAGCATATCTATAACAACACTCGGCATCATTTGACCGAAGAACAATATTTGCAAGGCGAGAAGTATCTATATCTCTACCATGCCATTGTTCAGCAAAATGGAATGCTGCCCAACAAAGATACTCACCATCCCAAAGTGTCCACTGGTAATTTTTCCCGGTCCACCCATCAAGAATTTCCCTATACCTACGTTCGACTCTTCGAGTTAGCGCGGGTTTTCTTTTTACAGGCACAAGTCACCTCATTTATATAGTCCTCATTTGATCCTCCTTTGGTGAATGTGAAGCACGACGCATATTAAATCATGTTAGTCATAGAAAATCAAGTCGTAACCCTTTGATATATAACTAGGGTGTGGCGTTCATAGGCATCAAAGTACCTAAGAAGATAGCACAAGAGTTATATATGATAGAGGCTCCCGGTGAACGGTCTGAGCCTGAAGAAATGCATATAACTCTCGTATACCTCGGCAAAATGGCTCCGTTAGCGCAAGTGATTAGAGCAGGTGCAGTAGTCGCGGCCTTAGCACAAAAAACAAAGCCGTTTCTAGTCGGATGTGCAACAAGAACTTGTTTCTCAGCGAACCCGGACAGCGGGGTCCCGGTTATAGCTCGGGTTCAGTCCCCGACGATTGCTAAGTTTAGAACCGAGATTACGAAACAAATGAAAGAAGCAGACGTTGGATACTCCGAAAAGTATCCAAAGTTTGAACCACACATAACTCTATCTTACTCAGAAGATCCATGCGATGATTTAGAATTCGATCCAGTCATATGGAAAGTCGGGTCGGTAGCGATATGGGGTGGTGAAGAGATGACCGATAGAATCGTAACAATGATAGAGTTGGAAGGTTAAAAATGAGTATAATCGCATCAAGAGTCGCAGCTCGTATTATTGCAATGGAACAAAAAACTGCCCTTGAACTGGCAGGAATTATTCAAAAAGCCATGAGCGCTGGCATAAACTGGACATGGGATGTACGTAATACAGATGAACTTCCAAGTTTCGGGTTTCGTGGACGCACATTTTCATTTCCAGGAAAACCTGGAGTTTTCGATGCTAAAGGGATTCTCGGAGGTATCCACATAGAAGGTGAACTTTCGGGCGAACCGATGCCTGGAACTTCCGTAACTGCCAACCTAACAGGAGCATACTACAACAAAAACAAACATGGAGGAGGAGAATTATCCAGGCATCAAAACATAGGAACGTTTGAAATAGAGTTTGATCAAAACGGAAAGCCTTCATTTACCGAAGGACAGGACACAGCAAGCATAAACAACGTCACACAGTCCATAATAGATGATATAGTATCGAAGCCTCCAGATAATGCTCTATCCACTTCAAAAGTGGTCACCAAACGAGTAAATAAACAAAAACAATTAGATGAAATGAATCTCAAAGAAGAGGAGAGAAGAAGAGGAGAGAGAGACGAGGGCATTGATACGCACGGAACTATTGATCACTTCGTTAAATATATAACAGAAGAGAATGATGGGGTGTTTGGCCCTCGTGACCTAAATAGGCTTAATGAAATTTTGAATATGACACAAAAGATAAAACAAAGCAAGAACGCGCTACAAGAAAAACTACGTGAAGCTGGTTTGGTTTACAACCCAAATAAAATGACAATATCTTCTAAACCTTCCGATATTGCAAACGAGATTCGTCTTGTTGCCCTTAGAATCGATTCATCAACACAGCCATCAAGATCCAAGATAGCTGCTGAAATTCGAGGCATAATAGCCTCCATGAACGACCCACGAACTAGTCCGGAAGACGACGAAGCTGACGACGCGGAACATATCCGCGAGCTGCAAGAAAACGAGATGCTCGGAGACTATGACGAACGCGGATACTACGACGATGAGCCTCCCGTACGTCCGCACTGAAATTTACTCCATCATCACTGAATCAATTATTGCGTGATTTCTGATATCATTCAGAATAAGTAGGAATGACTCAGAATGAAGCAAATCGATGATCTGTGAGTACTCATATCCCGTACCAAATAAGCTCCAACTATCATCAATTTCTTTAATGGATTTCATATCTATGACACCACTACGTACAAGTCCAATCCTATAATAATTCGGCGGCTTACGTTTACCGTTTCGGAAACCAACTAAAATACTATATAAACCATAGTTGAGTTTCCTCACGCCGACCATAAGGCCACTGTTGGTGTCGCATTTATACGAAAAATCCATCTTCAATAATCAAGGGATATAAGCGGGAGGCTGATAACGACCTCCGATGGAAACCGGAGCAGAATTTCCACAAGCACCTGACCAGGCAAGCATTTCAGCTCCGGTCCATGCAACCACTGCTTCAGCAACAAGGCCTGGAGGAGTCGGAGACGTGTCAGAAGACCACATCTCATTTTTCTTATCATAAATCAACACGGAAGGGCTTGAACAATCTTCAGACGTGAGGTAGAAGACTCTGTGGATAGAATCAGCATGACGCTTCGGTAACGGATCGGGAGTGCCGTTAGGAACCGGAAGTGTGTACCAACCGATTGGAGAAAGAGGAATTGACCCATTATTAACAATAGGTACATAATCAAGACCGTTAATCTTACTTCCACCAAACAAATTTACAGATCTGGTAGCATGGTTCATGAACGCACTCATATTACCGGACCGAGCGCAATCAGGAAGAGCGCAGTCTGCATCAACCCAAGTTGAACTAACTGGATCAAACATCGCACCAGTTGACAGCGGCAACGAATTAGAATCAGACCCGCCGTAAACGAAAATACCCATCCCCGTCCAAATATGTGCAAAGTTATAACGAGGCCCGGGAACACCAACACCAACACCCGAAATAGAGCTCCACTTTGGAAACATGGAAATGAGCGTTGCACGATCTTGAACTTCTAGATCAGTAGAGACGACGCTTGAATCCTTAGAACAGTCAGAAAGGCCACCGAAAATATAAACATTATCACGAGAAGCAACAGACCCGTGATGACAGCGTGCAGTACCAAGCCAGGGCCTGCCGATTGACCACCTATCCCACGTCGGATAATAAATACCGATCATATTAGTTGCCAGACCACCAACAGTATCTGAACCACCAGATACAACAAAAGCACCATCTACGGACGGAGAAGTAAGTCCGTCAAGGTAAGCTGCAGCATGTCCAGTTCGAGGCAGAGGAGCGCCACCATTAGTGGAAATGGGCTGCCAAGCAGGGCTCGGAGCGCCATCCGAACACATTCTTCCGTTCACCACCGCATAGCCACATGCTCCGCAATTCTTCGGATCCGTATCGAGGTCAACACAAACGTTTCCACACATCGCGCAGTTGGTGCCACTACAAGCACAAACAGAGGCGGGTTCCATGCCGGTTCCGCCAGTACCAGCTTCACCGCCAGTACCAGCTTCACCGCCATCCGTACCGGCTGTGCCAGAACCGGCTGTGCCAGAACCGGCTGTGCCAGAACCGGCATCTTCAGGTAGGCCGGGATCAGCAGTTGAGTCATCAGGCGGGTTAACAACCGCTACGTTTGACTCGGGTTGAGTCTTATTTTCACCACACGCAAATACGAAAGTCAGACCAAAGATAAACAGAATATTTGAAATTTTTCCCATAAAGAACTCCAGGTTAAAGACAAAAGGATATACACGAAGCCCCGAAACATTTACGAAGAATATTCCATACATATATTACAATGTAGGTCAAGAGTCCATAACTTCAGTATAACCTACGGTAAGTGTAAAGTTACATACAAGTTATGAAACCACTAGAAGCATTACAGCATACCATAGGGTTATCCTTTATCGCCAACCGTTTCAAACATGGTCCCGGAAGGCTACCGGGAGCCGTAGTTCAATCCGCAGGCGATGAGACTAGGGATGCCCTATCTAAACTCACTTCGGACGAACTCGGAACACTAAGAATAGAGCCATACGAAATAGGCGATGACGCATATTTCGCTGATTTAGCGATTCGGAAGCTTAAACTGTCTTTTGACGCAAAATGTAAACGACGTTAATACATCGAACTACATGGATTTAAAACAAGTCATAGTGGTGAGGAAAGACCTCAACATGCGTAAAGGCAAAATTGCGGCTCAAGCCGCACATGCCTCCATGATGTTTCTTGTAAAGAGTGCCGAAATCAGCGAGTCGGGAACCTTCACCCGAAAAATCACGCAAGAGCAAAAAATTTGGTTACAAGGTACGTTCAAGAAAATCGTCGTATCAGTGACATCTGAAGATGCACTATTGGAACTGATTGAGAGAGCCGGACGACACGATGTGACAGTTCATCCCGTATATGACGCGGGACTAACCGAATTTCATGGCGTGCAGACACTCACCTGTGCCGCTTTCGGACCGGATACTACAGAAAAGCTTCAGCCTATTACGGGGAATTTGCCCCTTATATAAGTATCAATCGACCCAGGTTGCTCCTGCAGTAGCTCCGCCCACTTCGGCATTACGAATCACTTTCACCCAGTTGGGGAAATCGAGAGTTGCATGCTCAACGTGCTTGAGCTTGCCTTTCATGTAGAGCGTCGGGTTGTCGCCCTTGAGTCCAAGAATTTTGGCAGGAACTAGCAGCTGTTCATCTGCCGTGTGTGGCTTACCACGACCCCATCGACCTCGTTCCAACATAATTTACCTTACAGTTAAACGTATATTTTCCGACCCTAGACATAACAAAAACTAGGGTCGGAAAATACCGGAATACTATACTTAAAGGGCTGCGAGCGGTGAGTTAGTTACCTCATCACTTTCCGATTTACGCAAACCAGGTTTTCCATACGCAGCCAAACCATGTCGGTAAAAGGCTCGAGCGAGCTCACCGATAACAGCTTTCTTAAAACTATCATCAAAATCTGTTCCTTCTTTTTTAGGGTAGGAGTCAAACCATTCAGGGTCGAGTGCCTCAATCGTTTTCCTAATGGCCTCTGGTTCTCGATCATGAAATTTATTCAAGGTCATAAAACCGTAAGCAATAGTCTCATCAGGAGCCGTAGGCCGGGGCGTTGAATTCATCGCATAATGAAATACGGCAATTCGAGGCTGTTTTAGAGCACGCTTATTCCATGAGCTCGCGCACCATTTGCGCTTATCTTCTGAAAGGAGACCAGGATTAGAATTCAGAGGCAAGTGCTGCTGTTCGGGTTTACGTTTTTCAGACATTTTACTCTCCAGATGGGTTTGCGTCTTCGGTTAGAGCGTTAAGTCAAGGACCTAACCCTTCCCGATTAACAGGTATTATAGCATTCTCTTGACAGCATGTCAAGATTCTCTTGACAGTATGTCAAGTAGGTTTTTAAACGTAGCCAAAACGTAGCCAACAATCACCTATATTATATAGGTATTATACTGAATAGGTACTTATGTTCTTCCCAGTCCTCAGGAATACAACAACGGACTGCCCTGCGGTCTTCCCGTATCGGTATTCCGCAACTTTCTCCATTCCAGCAGCCGTGAAAGCTGTCAAAAGAGTTGTCAAAACCGGCATATTGCGACGATCTTGCCCATGAATGGCTATATGACCACCGGATTTGACGACACGCAACGCGCCGCGCACCAATGGCTGGACGATCTGTTCTGACCAGGAACGAACGTCAGAGTGCCCTTTCACTCCGTAGTCTTCAGTCGCCATGAAGGGTGGACTCGTCATCAACAAATCGAAACGACGTTCGGTGTTTTGTAAGTATGTCGCGAAATCTTGACAGGTAAATTCCGAGTCCACCAGACGGATTTTTGCGTAGTCATCCACCAAACGACGACAGCCATCGACCGACTCGGACTGCAAGTCCGTTCCACAAATCGATTTCGCTCCGCCACAAAGAGCTCCGAGCGTTCGACCACCCCACCCAAGAAATGGATCAATTACATCTCCACCAGAAGCATACTTCCGTACGAGAGCCGAAGCTGCGGACGGATAGAAATGGGCGGGGAGTGATGAATTAAATTTGACATTCGTAGATATAATTTTTGGAGTGGGAATACGTCCATCAGCCACAACATAAGCAACAACACGAAGAATTTCAAGATCATCATTCCAAAAATCAATAAATGAACGATTTTGACCGGAACGAGAATTGAATCTATGTGGGAAAAGTGAGTCAAGATATGAAAGACCGTCAAACGGCTGAGGAAGCGTATCATCAACATTCATTAAACTCAATCGTTCATATGACGGATCGATAACTCCAGACACATACCCAGTATTACGAACATAACTCAAAAATTGAGAAAATGTCTCACACCCATTAAATGAGTCAGAACGATTCCCTTCGGTGAAATTTCTTTTCGATTCCAGAGGGCGAAGATTATTCAAGGACCAACAAAGAAGAAAATTATCCGAGCCCATGGATTCATACGGAAACATTGACTGAGGGATAATGTGGTCAATTTGCCAAGTCTGTCGCTGATTTGACGCTGGCCCCCAGTTATCCCAAGTCATCCATGATTCGAATTTTGACTCGATGTAATGCTTCAAATCTTGAAGTGAATATGGAAGGTGATTCAGTACAGAATCTCCACCTTTCGATTGTTTCAATGCACCCCAAACACGAGAACGAATAACGCCGCGCAATTTCAGTTCCGGATATTTGGCTTGTTTGGCTTGTATTCGTTCATAAATTTTACTTTTGTTTTGTTGGAAGTATGTCGCGGCTCGTTCCCGTTTTAACCTGTGAGCTTGTGGGTCGGTTTTATATAAGGATACTCTATCCAAAATCCGATTCCGAAATACTTCATCGGAGGAATATTTTTTCTTGAACTTATCAGAGAGATAACCCGAATTATTTTGTTGCCACGATTTATTCTGAGATCGGATCAGACCCCGAGTTGTAGGATCTTGATATCTCGCTTTTCGATTTTCACGAGCGCTATCTCGCTCACATTGTTTACAAACCGGAGGAATATATCCTGTAGCTCGTTTCGAGAAGGACGTTTCGGGTAGTTCACCATGAATACGGCATTGTGGCATTAGGCCATTCTAACATGATGAACTCAAACATGCAAGAACTCCACACAACTCCAAGATATAAATACTCATCGACCCTCGTCAGAAATTAATCCGACGAGGGTCGATGGGAGGCTCAGGAAAGCCTCAAAGGGGCTTCAGAATGTTCAGCGTGTCACAATGAGACGCACCAGGCCGCGCGGGTTGTACGCGCCAATGCCGAGGTTTTCGAACATAGAGAATCCGATAGTACGTTCCTCGGGGTTGTCCGCCGAGAGGACCGTGAGCTCCGTACGGACCGGAATCCGACCGAAGTGCTCAGGCTCGCAGCAAATGTAGACAACGCCCTTCGGAACGAGACGGCTGACGATGAACTGAGCATTCCAGCCCGTGCTCATCATGCCGGTCTTCCAAAGCGTCGCCTGCGACTCGATGTCCAGCACGTCGCGACCGAACTTGCGGATGTCCGCGTAGTCCGTAGCGTTCATGTAGACGCGAGCAACACGGAGGTCGTGCGCTTCAATTTCGGCAAACGCGTCCGCAAGGACGGCAGGCGAAATCGGAGCAACAACCGGGATGTCAGGGTTCGTTCCGCCCGGAAGCGAATCGAAGCCGTTCACCGCGATGGCATCCATGATGCTGAAGACGCGGTCGTCTTCGGCAGCCTGGATCTGCGCCTTACCAAGATCCTGCATACGCTTAAGGAGGTCGTAACGACGTTCCTTAATCTGCGTCAGCGGAGCCTTGGGCAGAGCCGCGATCTCGAAGAGCGGGAAAATCACGCGACGCGGCTTCGCCACGGCAGTAATCGACTCGCCTTCTTCACCAATGACGTACGCGACGACATCGGGATCCTTGTCGTAAATGGGAAGCGCACCGTCCGGAAGCTGCTCGACCAAGAAGGTCTTACGGCCAACGGACGAGTAGTCGCGACGCTCACGCAACGATTGAATCATCGATGCAGCAAGACGACGACGACCTGCCGACGAACCAATATATTGGTCGACGACCTTCTCTTTAACGGCGTTATCAACAACGTTCACACCAAATGGATTAGTCATGATCTTATCCTTCCTGTTCCTGCTCAGAAATTGAGCTCGAGGAACATTTCCGCGCTTGTCGCGTCAGGGGGTGAAAGGATAGTACCCATGTGAGTGATGTCCGGCTCAATGGAGACGCCAGCACCGCCACTACCAAGAGTGAACAGATTGATCCAAGCCGCCTCGTAAGAGTCCTGCCAACGGTTAGTTAGCAGACCATTCACTGAGGCATACAGCCGTTGACCAACTTCATAAGAAGGAACGAGAGCAGCGCCTACCACGCCACCACCGATGGTCGACTGAACCTGAGTCTCATAGAGCTTGACGCCCACCGAGCCACCACGGAGGAACGGACCCTTGCCCGAAGCCACAGCAGGTGTGTTCTCAAATGCATTACCAGCAGCGTCGTTAATGAAGAGTCCGAGAGGACGAACGTTCTTCACAAAAGCAGCCAGGACTAATGCCCCGCCACCAACCGTGTTCGGACCGATATCGGGCCGAATGAAAGCAACCGAACCACCAAGAATGCCCTTTTTGACATTCACGGGGATCGTGGTGCTCTTTGCCGAGGGCGTCGTTTGGACGCTTGGATTGCTCTGCGTAAACCCGTCTGCCGCCAACGTAGGAATTGAATCCTTGATCAGCGAGTACAGGATGCGCAGGGCAGATGTATTCAGACGAAAATCGCCTGATGCCTGACCGCCTACAGTTCCCATTTTTCTAATTCCTTCTGTTGATTACAGGATCAACGTATCTATCAGTTCGATTAAAGCCGTAACTTCAGTCCAGTTTCCTGCGAAGTTATCCAACTTCCTCTCTCTTTTAGAGCGCTATCACCTGAAAAATCATGAGTTGGTGCCTGTCTACGTATCTTTATTAGTATCAATATTAAGTCTTAACCCTTTCGGTATCAAGACTTAATAAATTATGGTCTCTCCCAGAGAGTCTCGAGAACCTGGTCCACTGATGTAGACGCAGACTTCTTAACGGTGCCGAGCTTTTTCGCACCATTATTAGCCGAAGCGACTCGACCAGTGAAACTATCTCGACCCATAGCTTCAGACCGAGCTGAAGCGATTTGACGTTGAGCCTGAACTTCAGGGTCATCAGCAAAGATAGCATCCAGATCAGACGCCATGCTCGTCTGTGTAGGAGCAACATCGTCGTCACCATCAAACGAAATCTCGCCAGGAGGAGCACCCTGAGGAGCGCCGCTGAATAATGCAGAGAGATCATCCATAGGCTGTGCTGCACCGGGCGCACCGGGCGCACCGGGCGCACCGGGCGGGCAAGGAGGACATGCAGCGCCAGCGCCGCCGCCTTCTTCCGACAGCATATCACTCAACATGGCCTGCTCATTCGGATTGAGACCATGGGACTCTTGCTGCTGCTGATCATCATCATCCTGCTGGTCGTCGCCCTGTCCAGCGACCTGTCCATCGTCATCCTGCTGCTCTTCTTGCTGGCCTTCAGCCACGCGAGCAGAAGCAATGGTACGGACCATTGACTTGAGAGTAGGATCATCAATCGTCATCATGACTGATCCAAGCCTCTCAACGTTATCCGAGTTGGCCGCAGAGCCGAGTAAACGAGCCGCAAGCTTGGTACAAGCTAAGGCGCGTTTAAACTTAGCCTGCTGCGGTAGCGCATCAGGAGAAACAGCGTCAAGACGCTTCAGCATGGCAACGATCGACCTGTCTGGCAGCGCCATAAAGTCAATTGCGGCACCCTCAATGAGCTGCGAATTGGCAGTCCGAAGTGTCGCCCGAGCCAACCGCTCGCAAGCACTAGCCTTGCGCTCAGCAGCTACCTTAGTGTTGTCATACTTACCCTTACCATTCCACTGGTCAGAGTCTTTGTGCTTAAAGGTGTCATCGCGAAACTCGCCAAATCCGAGTTCATTGCGCTTGACCTGTGCACCGTCATATTCAGCATTGACGGACATCTTATCCCCGGAGACAGGAGTCTCCGCCCAGGAGTCAGGATCACCATTCACGTAGTCGACCGGAGTCGGCTGCGGATGGTCCTGGTTCATGGTATAGATGTCAGCCTTACGCGAAGTCGCCGCCTGACGCGGTGTATCGCTATTCTTCTGCCAGGTGGATCGAGCTCGCATAATTAACAACGCCTCCTAATAGAATACCCTAATGAGAACCTTAAAGTCCGGAGACGGAAGCAATCCGTCCCTTCCACGTGAAGAACCGTTCCTCACTGGGGGAAAGAACCCGGCCAGTCTTCATTCTGCATGCGGCAAGAAATGAAGTCTCGCTGGGAAAATTCGTCATTGATCCTACTCTCATCGCAGTCTTATATAAACGAGAGGAATAGTTTCTTCCCCGTACGCGATCTTCAATCCATGAAAGGACTATCAAATCTTTAGAAGTCAATTTAGAAGCTCTAACAGCTCTCAGACCACCTTCATGGACAATCCGATATGTTCTTGAAGCCCATCTATGAAGAGTGCGGGCTTCAGGGAAGATTCGGCGTACACGCCGGTCAAAGTCATCTGAAGAGCGTATCAGATTATCATTCCCACTCATGAGATTGGGAGCGGTTACGGACCCGACATCTTCGGGTTTCGGTTCAAGTTTTTCGCCAAGCTTATCAACTAATATTGATAACAGTTGCTCTTGAACCTTCTCGAGCATTTCATCAATTTTGTCAGCTTTAGGCTCATCTGGACCATCTTGGCCACTCTGATCTTGGCCACCCTGATCTTGGCCACCCTGATCTTGGCCACCCTGATCTTGGCCACCCTGATCTTGGCCACCGCCTTGGTCTTGGCCGAGAAGTTCATCAAGATCCATATCTTGACTCGATTCATCATCGCCTTGTTGAGCAAAACGACGAGATGCGGCTTTTTTCATTCCAGACGTAGGAATAACGCGAGATGCTCTCGCCCGATGAGCCTCAGAAAGTTGAGAAGCTATTTTAGACTCATCAGGATTTAAAATATTCCGACGAACTGCGCCACGGAAAGCCGGGTTTCGAACCCACGATGCTTCAATGAACTGATTCGAATTCGGAACAGATACGTGACCAATGAGCTCAGCTAAAGGATGCTCATTACCCTGATCATCCGCAAATTTGCTACCCTTACCAAGGTATAAAACACACGGACAGAGCTGGGAATCATCAGAGGCTACGTTGCCACAACGATTGCAAACAGTAAAAAGGCTGATGCAATTAGAAACCCCAACACCATTCGCCACATATGAATGATCTTGGTCAACCTGAAGGTCATATACAAACCCTGCATAGTCAGATCGATCAATTTTCTTAACTTTAGAATAAATATATTTATCGGTAATCCATCGACTATTGCGTCCGGCCCTAGTGGGCCGAATCCCATCGATAGCTGCACGAACCTTCAAGGACGGAACTCGAACAACATCTGAGTTCCGGAGCTTGATTTGGTAATCAGTCCCGGTTGCCTCAGGCAACATTTTCGTGCCACTGCGTTCTGCAACTGAGAAAGTGGGAATGATGCCACATCGAGCTGCAATCTGCATGTATTGATGCGCGAGCTTTAAATTCCTAGTGCTAAGAAAAACATTCTTAGTCCCACGCTTACTGGTCGAAACACATCCGTCCGAGTCTATAAGACCGGAAAGGAATGCCATTTGATGGTCTTTCGGCCAAGACATGACCGATTTCCCGATGAGCTTATCGGATGATGTCCTCCCAGAAGTATGACGATCCACGATCGCCCGGAAGGAGCGAGAAGTATTCATGAGGTATGACGCCCCGCGCCTGTTGGACACGGAAGTGCTCTGAGGCCGAGGAGCGTTACCTCCCATGGCAACATGAAGCTCTCGATTCACCCAAGCAACTTGGTCTAACGCTTGAATCGCTTCCTGAACGATTTCGGGGTGAGATTCATCTAGGCAAAATCCAACACCAATCGTGGAGTCATGGTTGTTCTCGAACTTCCACCCATCTCCGATCCAAAGACCAAGCAGACGAGCCTCGGATAGAGTCACATCAGACTGGACTTCGTCCTGTGAAATGGGGAAAGCGAGGAAGTCACCTTCCCGAACGGTCCGGGCTTCTGCATAATCAAATGGATAGTCCTTCTCCACGACATGGAGTTTAGAATTCTTTCCTCCACGACCTCGGGTCTTTTCCACAGTCTCGCAACGAATTATGTAATAGTTGTGATTGTCTGTCGATGTAATGGATGGAAGACCGACTGATTTAATGGTCTGGACTTTCCATCTATTTTCACGAATTTGAAGATTTTCGACCCGACAGGAGTTTCCCTTCTGAGTCAGAACCTCCATATTTGGACGAACATCTTCAATACTGATCGGACTACCGTCGGAGAGATACACCTGCGTTCCAGGAATATGGCAGCCCATCGACATGGCTTGGATTTCACCAGCTAAAATATCCGCAACTAATTGACCATGTTTTCGGTCCGTGGCAACAAGGATATCGATGTAAGCTGATTTACCAAGATCACGAGCGATCGCATCGACAATAAATCCCTTCGACAGGGCAGGAAGCTGAATGTGTTCAAGATAATTATGGGCACCGATGAATGTACGATATGTTGATAACAACAGCGAACGCTCCCATGCGTCGCCGTTATTATTGATGATTTCATGACACTCAGGCTTGATGCGAAAATCCGGCCAGCGCACATCAATCTGAATGCCCTGGTTCATCGAGCGCCCAGTTTTCACATTTCTTGGAGCATATGTATCAACAGAAGCCACAATGGTGGCATGTGAAAGAAGATACTGCTTCGGATCACACTTGCGTAAAACAGTCTTGGCTACACGATTTATATGGTCACGCGGTACCGCACCCTCATTTTGAGCGCGAAGCGTGTCCATCCACTCATCAAATTCAACGCCAGGTCGAGAGACTATGGCATTAGCGGTGCGTCGAAATCCCATTGCACCAAAACGTCTAAAAATAACTCTAATAGTATGATCGTAAATTTTGAGGTATTCAGAGTACTATATACATGAGCAAAATCATTACCGAAATACTCAAAGACGTTAAACTGAAAAAGGTCCAGATCAAATTATCCAAGGACCATGTTAAAATGGGCGTCCCGAAATCCGGTCTATGGCCGAGAATTACTCTCGAGAAATCAGGTAAATCTAAGACTATCCCCATGACTTGGTACTTGGATGCGAAGGCAAACAAGGATTACAAAATCCAAGTAGAGGTAATAAGGTTTGCCGGAGCGAAGCGAATTGAGTTAGCGTATCAAGATAGATACGATTTGGCAAAGATTTCGGCAAATATTCGAAAACGTATTGAGCTGGCCATGAAAAAGGCCACAAATAAAGGGACTGTCGCAAAACGGCAGCAAGCCGCTCAACGCAAAATCCGCAAAACGCTTTTCTTAGAAAAGCTTAAGAGATTTTGTGAGAATGAGGGAAAGGCACTTCAGTACGAAGACCTAAAACCAGCCGATTTCGGAGAAGTATGGGATGAGGTAAGAAAAATGAGGGTAGCACAAGAAATAATGGAGAGCTGAACGACTACCCGAGCATCTTCTTGATTATAGGAAGCAATTTCTGGCGAGAGTTTGGAATCGCGTTAGCGAAACGGATCAACGAAGATAATCTCCGCTTGTTAACGGAAGAGGTCTGAATCTGCTCAATATCTTCAGTACCCAGCTCAATAACGTCGTCAAGACCTTTATGAAGCGCGTCAATTTCTGCCAGTAGTGCTTCAGAGCCATTTTCCTTTAACCATTTAGCATCATCTGCTTTTTTCTTCAACTCTTTCCACTGCACTTCCCAAGCCGCCCACAACGCTTCTGGGGAATCATCTGACGCGATTCGCGAAGACGAAATTTTTACTTTTTCAACTTCACCATCGATCCCATCAAGAAACTCAATGATTTTTTCATCACCAGGCTTGCTCTTCAAGATCTTGTCAAGTTCTTCTCTGATTTTCTCAACGTTTTGAGCATAATCAGCCCATTCACTTTGCATCCTCAGGTCTTTGCCCGCGACAAACGATCGAGTGGCGCATTCGAGATCGTACCCGAGAATAGGATTCTCTTTAGATATACGGGCTGCGATGCTCAGTAGCTTTTTGGTATTCGCTTCGAGTTGCTTATTCATAAATCACTCCGCCAAATCACGAGGGTGTATGGAGAACCCACACCCATTACATTGAAATACACGTTTACCCTGACGATAAACGCGAGGTTTCAGCATACCTTTACACCTGGGACAAACTACTTTCCCGGATGATTTTTCTTGCTGAGTAACTTTATAACGACGCTTGTTGTTCTTCCAGTATATCGCAATTTGACGGCCGTGTTCATATAAATTCGATACCGTCAATCGAACAGCTTCTTGTCCATATTCAGGACCAAAAACAGAAGCCATACGAAAGTATGTTTCAAATTCATTCATACCACAGTGCCACGCTTCACAAGCCGCCTTCCATAAAGGAAAGGTCTTGTCTTCGTAAGCACTGACAACACGAGTAGCGAGGGATTTACGGAATTTTTCATCAGCCTTTTGAACAGGCTTTGAGTTTATATTCCGAGATCCCTCCCAAGTAGAATCGCTCTGGTCAGCTTGAGTAGGAGCAAAGCTATTGGAGTTGTCTTTGATCAACTCCGACGCTGATTCTATCTCAGCACCCCATGACCACTGAACCTGGACTTTGCCGGTATCTACATTCGAATAGAGGACTCGACCGATGTAAGGACTAATACCGAATACGAAGACTTTACGTACAACGTCATCCGTATTGAAGTCCCTAGCAGCCAGTTGGTCATCAACGAACGAGTATCGCAAAGTCATAGGAATCCATGAAGTCCAGCTAAAGCAGCTTGTTTCAGGGTGCCCAGGTCTTTACTGAAGATTTACGAGTCGAACCCTGATGAGTGCTCTTGCCTGCAGGGCCTTTCGCCCAAGAAGGCTGCTGTTTGGTCTTATCCGACCACTCCGACAGGTCACGAACCGCATACTCTTTACGGTCAGTAACCGTGGTGGTGCGATCCTGATCGTAGTTATCGATCGCATCGGCATTAAAAGACTTGTCAGTCCTATGCATGTAAGGTTCGTCGGAATCCGACTGGATAACCTTATTCGGGTTGTCGAAGGTTTTCATATAGGGTTCGTCAGAATCCTGTTCAAGGACTCTCGAAACCTTCGAGACCTTCGCAACGTGACGCTTCAAAGCGTCTGGACCGAAGGCCGCGACCTGGAAACGGTCAGCAAAAGCGTCGATATCCCTCACAAGAGTGGACGCAACACGCTTGTCGATTTTACCTGACTTAACAAGTAAATCAATTTTGTTCGCTGTCTCGTCAAGATTCGCGAGAACCTTATTGGCAGTTTGTTTCTTAATCATTGAAATTCTCTCTCCGGTCTTGTTTAGTGAAGACATGAAAAGCTCACCACTCCGAATCATCGGACTCAACAGCAATTGAAGCTTTCTTCTTTTTGCCGGGTTTTTTGCTGCCGAACGGAGGGGCCTTCTTACCACCGAAGGGATTACCCTTACCCTTACCCTTACCCTTACCCTTAGGCTTATCGTCTTCTTCTTGACTTTGCTTCTTCTTCTTACTCTGCTTCTTCTGCTGCTTCTTCTTAGCGGCCAGAATCGGTAAGAGGATAGAACGGGTATCGGGAATATAAAGAGCTAATCTTGCCAGAACAGCGGTACTCACACGAATTGAACTGGTTTTAGTAGTTTTAACAGCCTCTTCTACGCCTTTGAGGATATCATCGAAACCACTCATGATGCCTTCAATATCTTCATCGGCAACAGCTTCATTGAATTCGCCAATCGTACCCTTCATTGATTCTAAAAACGCTTCGCCTTCTTCGTCAGACATACCCTCAAGAGCTTCAACAATACTTGGCCAATCAGCACCACCGACTCCGGCAGTACGAAATGAAGAAACCTTCTTGATATGCCCAGATATGTCTCTCAAAGCATCAGCAAATGACATAACATCATCATCATCAAGCATAGTCTTTGTCAGCTTCTGAAGAGCTTCGATATCAAGTTTATCGGCAACGGAATCATCTACATCTTCATCTGTATCACCCTGGGATTGCCCCTGCTGAGATTGAGAGGTTTGCGCAGGTGCACGTTGTCCCTGATCCTGTTGTCCCTGATCCTCGGCAGCCCGAATTGAACGAACAACTTTTATGATATCGAGCGCCGCTATCGGGTTCGTATTCTTGAGTTCGCTAGCAATTCGCAAAAATTCTCGAACGGTGGACTTATTCATGTCTGAAGCGCTCCTATTCGAACCATCTTTCCCAGGAAAGATGGTTTCAGAAAACTGATCGTGATCCCAACCTGCAACTCGATTCAAAAGCATTTCGTAGGTTTCGGCATCTATCTTGGACTGATAAAGATTCGAGTCAGCAAGATGTATAGCCAAATCCAGAGCCGCCCTAGTTGGCGCATCAATAGCGCCATTGGTCCAGCCATACTTCAGCCAGTCCTCTTCCATAAGTTCTTTGGCAGCTGTTACAATGGACTCAAAATGTTTTTTTCCGAAATATCTCTTATCGTAAGATTCATAAACAGTATTGGTCAGGCCAGATGGATGACCCTGTTGCAATACACCATGATATGAAGAAGTCCTATTGGACATAGTTTCAATAAGCTCAGTTTCATAAGAAGTTGCTGCACTAGAAGCTGCTCGGACACCCCGTCGATAGTCTTTAACAACTTTCATGGCTGCCTCCGGGGCATGCCCGAACTGTTTCCCCATGGATTTCTCCATGGCATCAACAATAGTTTTATGGTCAAAAACTGGATCAGGACGATCAAAAAGCCTTTTGGCGCCACTCATCATATGGTCATAAAATTCGTCGGCTGGGATCCACTCCTTTATTTCCTCTGTCTTAGAAAAATGTTGATCCTTAATAACATCTTCCCATTCTTTCATCCATTTAGCAACTGACACTGTCTGTAAAGCTTTTTCATATACACCCTTAGTCGCTGAATCGACAGAGGATGATAATTTCGAGCTATCAATGGAATCCGGATTACTCTGAATGGCACCATATATGACGGCAAGAGTAGAAAATATGACAAAATCGTGATCATGTAAATCAACCTCCGAAACTATATTTCCGGAATCTTCAATAATTTCCATAACCAATTTTTGATTATGTGATACATTTTTAGGATCGTGCTTAAAAGTATTAGTGAAACTTTTAGGAAGACCTACACCATCCATCTCTCTCAAAACGGAGAGTATGATCCCTGCTCTTTTACCAACAGAACCAGGCTTTCCGGACGGCCATATGTCAACTATTTTTTTGATTATTCTATTTGCGTCACCTCGGAATTTAATATTACTATTATCATTTTTTTCTTCCTGTTGTTCAGAAATCCAATCTTCAGGAGAAGCAGATTTAAGCAATAATTTACGCGCAGTTTCCCCTAATGAATCAGAAACTCGCCCAAGCTCACGAACAAATTTATCAACCAGTTTCTTGTTATCGGATTTATTGGATTTATCGGATTTATTGGATTTACCAGCAACGATATTATGAGCAATGGTGGCGAGAGACAAATCAGAATCCGTCACGCTGAGATCCGAATCTTCGGTCTTGATTCTATCTCTCCTATTATCGTGTTTCGGACCCTTCTTATTATCGGTTTTCCGAGAGGGGGGAGTATACTTATTAATCAGGCGTTCTACTTCATGTTCCTCCTTTTCAGAGGAATCTAAAGAACTATCGGCAAAACGCTTCATGATGCAACCACATACTAATATGTAAAAAAAGCGTATTGAAATATACTATGCTTCCTCATCTTCTCCGAATCTATCTCCTTTTTTCTTGGTCATTTTAAGACCAGCGCCTTCAGCGAGTTTCTCAAGAGCATCCGTTTGTTCAAGAGCCGCATCCCCGGCTTTTTGGAGAAGACCTTTTAGGAACTCATTGAATGTGGAATCATTCGGCGTAAACATATCCTTTTTCAGTTGAACAAGGGTTTCGTCAGAATCAATATTCAACAATTCCAGTATGAAAGATATCGGTAATGATCCCTTCTGGTATAGGTTAAACATGTAATCCTGAAGTTCAGAATTATCACGAAGCGCAAGACGAGTAAACTGAAGCTTCGGGTATAAATACGTCTTATTACCAAATTCATCAGTATCAAAAAAGCCCTTCTTTTCAGCCACAGGTTCGAATAACTGCTCTTCCACAAATTGAACGATATTTTCCCGGTACAAGAGATACATAGTATTCATAACATCTAGATGAATACGTTCTCCAGAATACGTTGATTCTCCGGTAAGCATGGTTTCGGTGATGCGCAATCCGATAAAAAGAAGCTTGTTCGTTATATCATACTCAGTACCAAGATCAAGGAGGCGATCTCTAGACCCGATTTCATCCCAATGAACTTCAAAGTTCGTGACAATGGTGAAATCAGGATCTATGATAGCTTGATCAATCTGATCACGCAGGGCGTCAACATCCGGCTCTGACATTTTGTCAGCCCAGATAATACGTTTTGGCGTCATTGCCCGAGAAGCAATGCTGGTCTGGGCTTGTCGAAGTTTGTCTTGATAAAGAAGAGTTCGAAGACAGCGTTCTAGAAGGGATATTCCACGGTCGTCATAAGCTGATTTTTTGTGAGCAAGATGATAACAGAATGACGAGCATAAAAATGCGTCGTATGGACTCGAGTTAAGTGGAATCGGCTGGCCAGACAACAAACTCTCTCGAATTTGTTCAGGAATGTCTTCAGCAATACGAATTGATTCTTCGTCACGCTGATCAGTCGCCTTCATGACGAGAAGTTTATCCTTCTCAGAAGGTATGAGTTCTATTTTAGTTTTGTTAGTATACTGAAATACCTCAAGTTTAACTTGTTCAGGAGGTAAAATTTGTAATCTTTCCCAGCCTTGATAATTCTTGGCAACATACTCACGAATCGTTTTATCTCGTTCGTTCTCAGGCTTCAGAGCACGACGACGTTCCTTTTTTGTTTTCGCACGACCGGCGTAGTCAACTTCAAGAACTTCTTCATCATCAGCACCCTTCACTGATGGCTCAAGAAGCATATCATCGGTCATATCAGATGATAGATCTTGATCTTCACAGAAGATAAAACAATTCCCATGTAGCCAATATTCATGCGTCGCGTCATATAAGGTTTGAAACAATCGAACACGCTTGCACATTCTTTCATAAAAATGAAGAATGTTTTTATTCATTTTCGGGTCTTTCCCTTTCGGGAGAGATAGCCGAATCTTGCTCATCGGAACATCCGTGTGGAAGTCTATGGCTGACCCAACGATAGGATGAGTATTGTACCAAAACCGAAAGAGTTCTCGTTTTTCTCTTTCCGACTGCGGAAGTTCAAGGAAATCTGTGGATAACTGTGGACTATAGAATGCAGAATCAGCATTCGATATGGCTCCAGATCCAGTATTACCGAAGCCACCTGCGTAAGAAGCAACACGAATAGATTGAGAAGACTCTAACCTAGCCATTCTCTCAAGCTTAGTAAGCTTAGATTTGGTAGCAGCCTGTTCTTTAACTTCAACAACAGGTAGTCTAGCTTTAGGTTTCTTAGCCATGATATACCAACACTTGATTCGAAAAACGTTTCACCGAAGTAATTCCGGGTCTAAAACAGTTTCTTCAAGTTCAGAAGCTTTTGCATGCAAAGTTTTTCCAACAAACTTAGAAATGGATGAAATCTTGGTTCGCACGCCAATCATATCTTGAGTTACAATTCGAATGGAAAGACGGCGAGAAACCATGGCTGCTCTAAGAACAGAATTTCTTTCACACATTTGACGAAGACGACCAGCGTCTAAAATAATTGATTCGATTATCGGGGTAACAGTTTCAAGGCGGTCATGAATAGATTTAAACAACTTTATGGCTTGATCCAAGTCATCTTGACGGGCATGTGACTCAGCTGCACTGAGTTTCCTGTTTGGTATATCTGTTGCCATACTGACCATATTACGCTACCAAATGTGCAGATCGTGTAGATATCCTAGTAGCAATTTTCCCTAGACCCCTAGATTTAACCAGAGACTCGAGTGCATCCTCAATAAATTTGACGGATCTCATATCACCATCCATAAGGGACTTCCAAGAACCCCCACGACGAAGGAAATCATGGTACAAACCGACAAAGTCTTCATTGGACATATCTTCATCATCACCATATATATGATCCATGATTTGACGAGCGATTTTATAGGCAGTTGTATCCTTTACATCAACCCCTGAATCTGAATTAGAAATTTTCACAGTTAGAGAAGAAACGAAAGGGCTAGTATTTTCTTGCATGCCTGGGTGCCGTACGGAGTGCATTAATACCATGAGAACGAGCCCGTTGACGATGGTACTGATTATATCCAACGTTTTGAATTCTCGGACCATGTTGGGAAGCGATCTGTCTACCGGAAGATTCTAAAATACCTGGATTATCACGGACATGCTCCATGGCAAGCATGACGGAACGAGCCAATGAATCAGACATATCATCATGCTTTCCAGCAATTTTAGGAGCTTCCACCACAATAATATTTTTACCACTAGATGATGACTGTAACTCGAGAAGTTCTGAGATCAATGGAGAATGGCGCACACTACCACTTTCCGAAGAAGCTTGAGCCGGTATCGGCCAGTCATATAAAGCAAGCTGACGATTGAACATTGTCATTTTAAACGTTTGCCACATCTGAGATGTCTCAGATTGGAAAAAATTCCGCATTTCGAATTGATTCAAATTCTTCTTATGTAGAACTTGTTCAAATACCGGTCCAGCCCATTGGTCGAAAACCCCACTCAAAATATAAAATCTGCGAGATAGTATATGGAACCAATTGGCTATTTCATCAAGGTCAAGACGCGTGCGATCTTGAAGAGTGGCAGCGTACGGAACGCTTGGGACATCAAGGTGTGGATTCGACTCTTTCCAACTCTTACGGGGATACCAAACTTCATGATACGCGAGCTCTATTTTTCCACCAGATAACCGGGTGAGAGATATGGCTGTTCCGTCATTCGAAATACCGAAGTCGACACCAGCCCAGTGAGCTTCTCGAGGATAACCACGGACAGCAGGACGGAGTGCCGGTACTATGCAGTCTTGCAAATCACCCCAGTTTTCAATAAAACCACGGACACGATCTGAGAACTCAGCACCATATTCAGTCATGAATGACTTCGGGTGCTTTGCGTATTCTACACGATAATCTTCAGGAGACAAAGTTGGGTTAACTTCCCAAGTCGGAGCTTGAAGGATAAGAGTATTTGACGATTCAATACCACCAGACATCGCTTGTTGAGACAAGCGGTAAAAAAACCCCTCTTTAGCATCAGGAGAAGAGATAAGAATCATGCGACCATCGGTCGGACCTATTGGATTGTGTTTATTATCCGGATCTTTCGGAGTGAATTGTTTAAGCGATGGTGAAAGGCCACGATAAACTTGTTCGGCAGAAGAGTTTCCATCGTCAATAAAAAATGCTATCTCATCTAAAATGGCACAAATTACGCCTCGTCCACGAAGGCCTTTGGCGATAGAACTCTTGAATGTGGCCGTTATAGTTGCTTTGCCATTAGGCCCGAATCGTTTTCTATCACCATCAGTACGAAATTTAACGTAAGTTTGAGTGTCATGGGCAACGTTATTCTTAAAATAGTCTACAGATTGAATATGAGCTTGAATATCACCATAAACGATAGCAGCCTGTTCTTTATCATTAGCGATATCCAACACGCGAATTTCAGATCCCGGCGGTAGTCCATAATGAACTTGCGGAGATCCACGTCTTAATAATTTATACAGTTCATAGGCAGCGAACACGGCTGCCATAGCACTCTTACCTGAACGACGTCCAAGAATCAAAATAAGTTCGCGTCGAACTTTTCCGTCTTGCTCTTTAATGTTGCAACGACCTTGGTCGTATAGGTATTGAAGATATTCAGTCTCAGTAAATGTGTAAAGAGTGTGTTCACTGAACTTATCTTTTACTGTGATATTTTTGTTAACATTATCAAGCGGAACGTTATAGTATAATTTAACAATAAATTTTTGTACAGGGAAAAGCCCATGCGGGAAAAGTTTAAATTTTTCGATAAACTCAATGATAGTAAGGAAATTTTCCTCTCCTCCTTCACCGCCTTCACCATGTTTTTCACGACGCTTCCTATCAAGGAAATCTGTGACTTCCCCGGTTAGGTGACTTTGAAATTTAGGCTCCTTAATCGGCATCCTGTTCGATCAAAGGTCAAAAACGATTGTCTTGCGTACATTTTCTTTAAAATTTTTGGTATAAAAACGACGGCATAGGCGACATTCATAATAAACAATATTGTTACGAATCAAAGAAAAGCATTCTTCTAAAGGAATTTGTCCATGTTTTTTACATAATTTATGAGTTTGTGTTTGAGTTGGTCTATGTACTGCACGATACCTAACTTTTTCTCCAGCCACACGTTCATCAGCTTTCTGCTTCTGAATTATGGACATTCTGATCTTTGATTCATCTGTATGTCTTCGACCTGCCGATTTTTGTGAAAGCTTTTTGCGCGTTTCCGGTTTAAAAATTTGAAATTTACGTGCTTCAGCAATCTTCTTACATGTCTCTTCAGACATGATGTGTCCTTTTAATGCAGAAGACAACTTTGATCGAACTTCCAAAGATTTCGTGTGTCCAATCATACGAGAAGATATTGCAGAACGAACTTCTGAACTTAAAATTCGTCCTTTCACGTTCGAAGACACCTTGATTTTAAAATTTGAACTGGAAAATATATTCATTAACTTGTCCCGATATTCAGAACGATTCCACGGATTCTTAGGATTTAGACTCGGTTTTGATCCTCCACCCTTAGCTAAGTTGAACCCTATTTCAGGATTTCTCGTATCCCATTGTTCAATTATAATTCGTTCGGTTACATTCGCGCCTTCAAGATCCCAACTCATCGCCAAGATTTCATGAGAAAAAGCATCTTTTCCATATTTACGAATCGCGGCGGCGAAATGTGACCTCTTCTCGTTTTTAAGATTTTTTGCCTGAGCAATATGTTGATTCCATCGATGCAACATCGTATATTGAGTCAAACCAATATAACGACGTCCAGATTCAACGTGTATATGACAGTAAATGGTCCAATGTTTCATGCTGAACCCAATCCATTAAAGGTCGAGGGCTTTCTTTTCCCAGTCTGTCATGTCAGCTTCCATCTGTTTAAAAACAACATCGATAGATGACTCCGAAAGATCAGACTTTGACATAGATTCGTACACAAATTCCATCCAAAGATGAAGTATCTGTTTGAACTTCGGGCTTTTCAAATCAAGCCTCTCAGCTCTCGTATTATCTTGCCGCTTTTGAAGAACGTCAGCAAGTTGTCGAAGAGATGCTATTCTAGATATCGTATAATTCGCGGTATTTTTGCCTTCTTCAGTGGCTTTCCGACGCTCATATTTAAGATGAGATAATTCTTCTGCTATTTCAACAAGAACAGAGTCTATTATATCGGAAACGGGGGCTTTCTCAGAAATAACCTGGAATAGTCCCTGAGACTTAACAAATTGATCCCTTTTACGAATTTCACGATCAATAGACTTCGGATCAATGAGCTCGCCAGTGGACAGGTCCCCTCCTTGTCCAATAACGTAGTCAGCACCCACCTCACCGGCATCAACTTCTTTCCCTCCCGGAAAAGAAATTAGTTTACCCTTGCCAGTGTCTTTATCTTTATCGTCGTTATCGCTCATTACCCATTGACAATACCCGTTGTCAATGGGTGCGAGTTAAATAACATTTCCAGGTATATGTAAATCAGGACCTTTCGACCTGGTCCCTCCAAAGTCAACAGTGAGTTCACTGGAGAGTTCATACCTCTCAACAGGGTTTTCAACAGGTGCTGACTGAATCACAGGCAATTTTCGAGATGCAGCAACCTGCTCTCGAACATAGATAGGTACCTGTCTGATCAGGCTTTTAGCGTATTTAGAACACCATCCGGGGGCTGTTTGAAGGGTGCATCCAGTACAACTCCCAGATGCGATGACATTAGGGGCTCCGCGCTTCCGGAAATGTTTCGAACCAGATGCACAACCCTTACCGTAATCAGCATAGGCGGTCGGATCGATGAAGTATTGACCCTGAATACCATCATCCAAAGATGCGCGTCTACCTATACCAGGCACCTGACGCAGGTCTTCAGTTGAATAACGCTTAAGAAGCGTTTCTCGAAGAGCTTTACCAGAAAATCCAAGATTCATTAGATGAGATAGGGTTCTGCGAATCTCTTCTGGATTCATAGGTGTCGTAACATTCGCATCATTACGACCGGGGTCACCATTGTGAACCGAAGCACGAATACCACTATACTCAGTAGTATCAATACTAGCTGGCTGATGAAGATTTATTTGAGAGACGAGCTTCTCCCAAGCAGAACCCTTTCCAGCCATGGAGAAAGCCGACTCAGCCTGCGTCGATGAAATCCGTCCACAAAGGACAGCTCTATCGAGCGAAGAAGCGAAAGCTTCATACCCAATATCATCTTTAGACATTGAGATTTTGCTCTTAGAGCAAATAGCCATGCAGGCACCGTCAGAAACCCCGCTGCACATAGAACACGACGCAGAACGTCGAATAACAAAATCAGGAATACCACCTCGTTCATTCATGAAAGCGAGAGTATTACGACACCCTCCAAGGGCATCCATGTCAAGGTACGTATGACCGAGAATACCATATTCACTAGCAAGCGCACGTATTTCGGGATCAGTTGAAGCTACAAGCGCATGACGGTCATCAACCCCATGCATCATACGACGAGCATACTTTATCCAAACCGATGAAGGTCCATTAGTTTTAGGTCCTGAAGAATTTTTCGCAACGAGATTCGATATATCCTGATTCGTAATCTTTGGTTTTACTGTAGCATACTGAGTGTGGATAGTGCGAACCCCATCGCCACTACTAACTATAGGGGTCTTTAAGAAAGAAGAACGAATATTTTCTTTCCATTCTTGAGCGGATATTCCAGACAACTCCGAGAGTGATCGTTTTTCCGCCGCAAGACGAGGAGCGTAATGCGCCGCAACGCTAGCACTCCAAGGAACTTCATTTACTACTCTCTTGCTTCCGAAAGTCGAACAAGTGCCAGTTTGGTGGCAATTGCAACCGTTCTTACTTCCACAACCGGCAATGACAAAAATCGCGTTTTTTCCAAAAGTCGTGGCGTACTTACGCTCTTTCGGGTCACGGTGGGCGTTCGGGAAATGGCGAGCATCGATATACACATTCCCCAGGACGCCACGTTCGTTCATTATTTCACGAATGACACCCGCAGCGATACGAATGTCACCCGGAGCAAATTCGGTGCGAATCCGACGTTCGATATCTGCAGACGTCAAGTTCGCCATTATATATCTGGCGACCCTATTACGAATCGGAACCGTCTGATCAGTCTCAGACGTTTGCATATGTTCATTACTAAGCGGGTTCCTATTCACTATCACGTGAGGACGTAATGGGATTAGATGAGGAACGTCATCTTCCTTCGGGTCAACAGTCAGAGCTCTTTGAAGCTCCGGAATGCAATCCAGATTTTGTTTCGGTAGGGCTTCAGCAGCCCTATACTCCTCTTCATTAACCGCCAGCCAAGATAGATCGGCTATACCTTGGTTATGGAGTATTGAGGAGATTTCTCCTATGCCGCGAGCAGAGTCGATATCTGGAGTCTTCGCCATACACTATCCATACGATATGAGAAGGCTAATCTAAGCCGTCAAATTTCAGACTTAATATCTTCAAGGTCTTTGATTACCGAAGATATATGCGCGGAGCATTGCTTAAGTTGGCGCGACACATTCGGTGCGGAGCCGGATTCAAGCATAACCAACTTGGCCCGAACGGCAGCTAAGGATAGCTTGCCATCAGATGCCGTTTTGGCGATCGGAAACTCGTCAAGAACGTCCTTAACATAAACAGAATGACGCAGCTTAAGACATCGAATTATATCCGACGCCAAAAATTGAGGCGTGTTAGATTTTGAGAGGAACGACATAACATGGCGACGCGTCAGATCTTTCTTCCCAAACTCCTTCATGAAGTCTTGGGTTAAATCTGATACTAATGATATATTAGTTGCCCGACGTTTTTCCATACGATCAGTCTCCATCACAAAGTTATTAATTAGCAAGATGAATATTATCCAGCATGCTAATAACGGACGAAATCCGATCAGAAAACGCCAGGTGATTTGTTGATACTACCAAACCACCTGAAGGCGTATTAGGGTTACGGGCAACACCCTTACGAACCATCGCGTCTTTATCACCAGATAACATGACCAAGATCTCTGGAGGCGTATTCCGATTATTGGCCACATTCCTCCGAACATATTTATCGTCATCACCGGATAATCTGGCTAAGACTTCTGAAGGCGTATTCCGATTCTTGGCCAAGCTCTGACGAACATCCCCATTATCATCATCGGATAATTTATTCAAGATATCTGGAGGCGCACTAGGGTTCTCGGCCACACCATAACGAACCCATTCACCATCATCATCAGCTAATCTGGCTAAGACTTCTAAAGGCGTGTTAGGGTTTATGGCCACACCACCACGAACACTCTCATCACTATCATCGGATAATTTAGCCAAGATCTCTGAAGGCGTGCTGTAGTTCTGGGCCACATTCTGACGAGTCGCCCAGTCCTTGTCATCAGCTAACTTAGATAAGAACTCTGGAGGCGTGCTAGGATTATAGGCCACATGCTGACGAACCTCAATATAACTATCACTAGCTAGTTTAGCCAAGATATCTGGAGGCGTATTCGGATTATGGGCTACATTATAACGAACTCGATAATTATTAACAGATAATTTGATCAAGACCTCTGGAGAGGTATTCAAATTTTCAGCTATTCGAATTAAAAGTTCTTCATCAGAACTATCAGATAACCTAGTCAACACATCCGTAGGTGTAAAACTAAATAAAGCGTATGATTCGTGTAAATTTCGTTCTTCAGCCCACTTCCATATATATTTATGATATTTCTTTACTGGTACTTTATTTTCCTTTCCTTGTACTTGTTGAATTTTCCCACCACTAAATTCAATAGTTACGTGTGGTTTATTTTGAGGATCACGAAGACTGTAAATTTTAGTACCCGATTCAACCTGTTCCTCGTACGATCCAACGCAGTGTCCCATTAGATCGCCTTCAGCGTCTAAGTCCTCAACTGGTACGAGAACCATAGTGTAACCATCACCAAAGTCATAGTCAACATTCTTTGTCTTATATTCACCGGTTTTATCTGATTCAACAAATCCTTCGTGCCATTCATCAGATGACTCTTTAGCTTCTTCAAAATCAAGTTTATCCAAATCGGGTTTTTGATCTCGGATCCAATCAAATATTCCGATCAAGTCACTTCCATATGGTGGTTTTAATCCACTTTCAATATGGGTTGCTAACCATTTAGCCGTATTCTTTTCCTTAATTTTATATTCTTCAATGATTTGAATCGTTTTAGCACTGAATAGCGGTCCGGATTTAGCTTGTTCCTGTAGACGTTCATAAAACGCACGTGCATCCTCATTCGGATCACGTTTGTTCGTTTTCTGAAGTTGTTTTAAATTCA